GATGACGCATTGGTTCATGCGAAAGACCAAAATCCTAAAGAATCTGTAGGACTTTTATTAAATATCAGAGGAAAACAAAAATATTATCCGTGTCAAAATTTAGCTATTACAAGTCATCAAGAATTTATATTAAATCCAGAAGATTATGTAAAAGCAGATAATTTAGGAGAAATAACTGCTGTAATTCATAGTCACCCAATAGCATCTCCAGAACCAAGTCAAGCAGACAAAATTAATTGTGAAAAAAGTAATTTACCGTGGCATATTGTTAATCCAGAAACAGGTAAATGGGCATATCTAGAACCATCAGGATACAAAGCACCTTTGATTGGTCGTGAATGGGTTTGGGGTGTTACTGATTGTTGGGCTTTAGTAGTTGATTGGTATAAAGAAGAAAAAGGAATTATTTTAAAAGATTATGAAAGAAATATGTCTGCTGATGAATTTTTATTTAATCCATTATTTGAAGATTATGCTTGGCGTACAGGTTTTAGGGAACTTAGACCAGATGAACCATGTAAAAAAGGAGATGTATTATTGATGTCAATAATGTATCCAACTTTAAATCATGTAGCTATTTTTCTTGGAGATATGGTTTTACATCATTTAGCAGATAGACTATCTTGTAAAGAGCCTTACTCTGAATGGTTGTTAAAATGTACTGGTAAGAGGTATCGCTATGCTCAAAAAAGTTAGACTCTATGGTGATTTAGCTGACTTTGTAGGTCACAAAGAGTTAGATGCTGTTATAAATACTACTGCTGATGCTATAAAATTTTTAATTACTAATTTTGAAGGATTAGAAGCACACATGAATCAAAGATATTATAAAATTATCGCTAATAATTATGAGTTATCTGAAGATGATATACATAGTCCTGTTGGAAGCAAAGGTGTAAGTATAGTTCCTGTTATTAGTGGTGCTGGTGGAGGTGTAGGTAAGACTTTACTTGGAGTTGCATTAATTGGAGTTGCTATTGCTTCTGGAGGTGCAGGATTTATGGCTAGTGGTGGATTAGGTTTTGGATCAACTGTTGCTGGTAAATTTAGTGTTGCTGCATTTGCAGGTAATTTAGGTATTGGTCTTACTCTAATGGGTGTTAGTGAAATGTTATTTCCTCTCCCTAAACCACAAGATTTTAGTAATGAAGAAGATCCTAGAATATCATTTAGTTTTTCTGGAGTACAAAACACTTCAAGGGCTGGAACCAGCATACCTCTATGCTATGGAGAGATTGTAACTGGATCGGTAGTGATTTCAGCAGGAATAGACACACATCAGATAGTAGCAGAAGAGGATTAAACTATGTCAAAAATTATTAGAGGAGCAAAAGGTGGAAGAAGTAGAGATCCAGTAAGAGCAGATGATAATTTAAATAGTAAGGAATTTGCAACAGTACAGGACTTGTTATCTGAAGGAGAAATTGAAGGTTTTGCTACTCCATCAAAAAGAAATATTGCAAGAAATGATTCTAATTATAGAAAGGCTTGTTTAGCTGACATATTTTTGAATAACACTCCAGTTTTAAATGTTTCTTCTGATCTGACAAATACAGAATTTACTAATAAATTAAATAACCTACAAGATACAGATTTTAGTTTTCAAAATGTAACTTTTAAACCTAGATTTGGTACTAGTAATCAATCTGCTGTGGGTAATGTTAATAACAACATTTTTACAAAACAAAGCACTAGCATAACACCTACACATTCAAACCCTATTAAAAAAACTGGTACTCCTGGTCCTGTTGACAGCCCAAACATAACTCTTGGTAAAGATGCAGTAGAAGTAACAATTACTTTCGCAGCGTTTCAAAAGTTTGAAAATAATGGTGACATTTCAGGAACAGAGGTAACTTTAAAAATTCAAAGGCAGATAAATAATGGCAATTTTGTAGATAGAGTAACTGACACAATAAAAGGAAGAAGTGCTGATCCTTATTCAAAAGAGTATCGTATTGACCTTCCCAATAATTACACTCAGGCAAAAATAAGAGTTTTAAGAGACACAGACGATAGTAATCCAGATGAAATACAGGATACTTTTTCTGTTACAAGGATGGAGGAAATATCAGATGATGTAAGAACATATCCAAACTGTGCATATTCAACATTAAGATTAAGTTCTGAACAGTTTAGTTCTGTTCCTCAGAGAGCTTTTCGTATAAGAGGGATTAAGGTAAGGATTCCAGGTGCAGGTGCTAATGGCACAAACGCACCAACTGTTGATCCTGCAACAGGTCGTATTGTATATGACGATAACTATATATTTAATGGAACGATGGGTGCTGCGGTTTGGTGTACCTGTCCTGCGATGATATTGCTTGACTTACTTACTAATAAAAGATATGGGTTAGGAGATCATATTGCTCCAGATCAATCTACTGATGCAAAGATGTATTCAAATATAGATTTGTTTAGTTATGTACAGGCTTCTAGGTATGCTAACGAGTTAGTAACTGATACTGTTGATGGTACAAGTGAAGCAAGATTTAGTTGTAATGCTTCTATTCAAGGAACAGCAGAAGCTTATACCTTGATAAACGAATTGGCAGGTATTATGAGAGCCTTTCCGATATGGCAAGCAGGTACTATAACAATTGCACAGGATCGCCCAACTAATGCAAGTTATTTATTCAGTTTGTCAAACGTAACAGAAGCAGGGTTTTCATATTCAGGAAGTAGTTTGAGGCAGAGACATTCTGTAGTTAGTGTTAGTTATTTTAATATGGATTCAAGAGAGATAGACTATGAAATATATGGTGATGATGATTCTGATCCTGTTCAAGCTGCAAGAATAGCTAAATATGGAATTGTTAAGAAAACTGTAAAAGCATTTGGGTGTACTTCTAGAAAACAAGCTCGAAGATTAGCAAAAGCTATCGTTTTTAGTGAAGAACAAGAAGCAGAAACAGTTACATTTACCACTTCAATAGATGCTGGAGCGATTGTAAGACCTGGAAGTGTAATAGCTGTAGCAGATCCAGTTAGAGGGTCACAAAGAAGATCAGGCAGAATTAAAACTGCAACTACTACAAGTATTACAGTAGATAATGTAAAAGATTTAGAAACATTTTCTGGAGGAAATCAAAAATGTTTAGTGTTGTTACCAGATGGTAAATCAGAAGAGATTGCCACAACAAATGTTGATCCTGCAACTGGTGTTATTACTTTAGCTTCAGCATTATCTCAAACACCTGCTCAACATTCAATCTGGATGTTATCTAGTAATGACCTTAAACCTCAATTTTTTAGAGTTATCAGTGTAGAGGAGCAAGAAAACACTAATTTTGTAATTACTGGACTTACATATATTGATGGGAAATATAACAATATTGAATTAGGAGAAGCATTGCCTCCAAGAAATATTTCGTTGTTAAATGCACTAAAAGCACCTCCTAGTGGTTTAGGTGCAGAAGAAAAAATAGTTGTTATAAATAATCTTGCTGTATCAAAATTAATTGTTTCTTGGCAAGTAAGAACAGGTGTAAGTCAGTATCTTGTTCAATATCGTTTTAATCAAGCAAACTGGGTAAGTGAGACAGTTTTTAGACCTGACATTGAGATATTAAATAGTCACGCAGGTACTTATGAAATTCGTGTATATTCTTTTAATGCGTCATTAAGTTTATCTAATAGTGCAAGTAGTATTACATTTGATGCAAAAGGAAAAACACAACCACCTAGTGCTGTTCAAAATTTATCATATGAACCTTTAACAAATAAATTAGTAAGACTTAGATGGGATTTGGCAACAGATCCAGATGTTTTGCATGGTGGAAGAGTTTATATCAGACACAGTAGTAGAACTGATGGTAGTGGTACGTTCCAGAACTCTGTAGATTTAATTCCTGCTATAGCTGGAAATAGCACAATAGCTGATGTTCCTGCCTTGGAAGGTGAATATATTTTAAAATTTCAAGATGACGGTGGTCGTTTTAGTTTGAGTGCAACAAGTGTGATCGTAGATTTACCTGATATTATTGATGAGGAAACAATAGTTATACGAAGAGAAGATTTATTAACACAACCGTTTTGCTCTGTTTCCAGTTCTGGAGCGTGTACCTCGGTTAAAACTAACGTGTCAGTTGTTGGAGATGGGCTACAGTTAACAGATCCAGCTACAAATTTAATTGGAACTTATGATTTTGCACAAGTTATAGATTTAGGAGCCGTTTATTCTTTAAACTTACAAAGAACAATACAAGCTATAGGTTTTGCTTTAGGTGGTCAAACTATTACTGCAACTTATGTAAGAACAACAGCCACTATTGACGGACAATCTCAAACTGTAATTGAAATAACAAGCAATGGTCATGGAAGATCAGTTGGTGATTACATTAATTTTGTTGCAGTAACAGGGGGAGCTACAGATGGCGTGTTTGAAATTAAGGTAATAACAACTAACACTTTTCAATTTCTTGCTACTGGCAGTGCAATTTCATCATCTAACTGTACATTTGCTTTTGTTAACACTATTGATCAAATAATACCAACAGGTTCTTTTTGGGATAATTATGCTACAGGTGGTAATTTTGATGGTCCTGCGGTAGATGATGTCTCTGCTTCTCTATCAGTTAATGTTACACAAAGTGATCCAGCCACAGCAGCAGCAGATACTTATTCAGGGTTTCAAACATTTGCAAACGGAACTTATAAAGGTAGAGGATTTAAATTCAGAGCAACTTTAGAATCAGAATCAGCAGCACATAATATTTCAGTTCAAGAGTTAGGTTTTCTTGCTAAGTTTGAATCACGAACAGAAAGAAGATATGTACATACAGATGGCACGATAAAAACAGAACCGATTGATTCTGGAACATCTTCATCTGGAAAAGATGTTACCTTTGCAAACCCATTTTTTACTGGTACGGCTTCTTTAGGAGGAGTAAATAAGTTCCCTCCTTCTATTGGCATAACAATAGTAGGTGCTGCAACTGGAGATTATTTTGTTTTATCTAATGTAACAAGAACAGGTTTTAATATAAAAATCAAAAATGATTCACAAAACCCTGTATTTATAGATAAAAAATTTACGTTTCAAGCTGTCGGTTATGGTAAAGGAGTGTAAGATGGAGGAAAGTATTTTTTAAATGTCCACATTTCAAAAACCTAATAAAAATATAGATAATGCTTCTGGACAAGTTGTAAGAGAGGATATGGAGGATACTTTAAAAGCAGTAGCAGCACATAATTATGGACCTTTAAGTACTGGAGGAGAGTTATTACCTACAGAGTTTATTGCTGAAAATAGTGGAACACCTAAAAAATTATTTATGCGAGCAACAAGTGGAGGTACTTTAGCTCAACAAGGTGTTACAGGAAGTGCAACTTTAATAGAAGTAGGAAATTTAGACGAACCTAATTTAGGTTTGTTAAAAAGAGCAGGAGACACTTTAACAGGTAGTTTGCAGTTTATTAATGGTGTCCATGGTACGCCATCTATAAATTTTGGTGATACTACTACTGGTTTATTTAAATCTGCTACTAATGCTATTGGGTTTTCTACAGCAGGAGTAGAAAGAGTAACAATAGCCAACTCTGGTTTAGATATGTTGGGATTACCAGTAAGGTTCAGAGATTCAGACGGTACTCCAAATTTTGTATCAGTACAAGCCCCATCTAATTTATCTGGAGACTTAACTCTTAAATTACCTAATGCAGTAGTGAATGGTGGTTTTATGCAGACGGATGGTAACGGTCAATTAAGTTTTCAAACTATAAATGGTGTGCCAACAGGTGCTATTTTTGCACTACCCGATACACAGGCTGGTGGTACTGCTGGTTATGAATCTAACGGTATTCCTACTGGATATAAAGAATGTAACGGTGATGCTATATCTAGATCAACTTTCTCTGCTTTATTTGCTGTTATAGGAACTACTTATGGAGCAGGTGACGGTTCTAGTACATTTAATTTACCTGATTTAAGGGGACAATTTATTAGAGGTGTAAATACCAGTAATTCAGGAGTTGATACTAATAGAGCTATTGGTAGTTCTCAAACAGACGACAACAAAAGTCACAATCACTCAGCATCAACATCAATTTCAGATTCAGGTCACTACCACCATTCATTTAAGTTAGGCAATTCTGGAGAGCAACGAACCAATAGTAACTTAACTAGTAGTACCTTTCCTGCATCTGGTACAGGTGCTGGTCACTTAAATGAAGCATATAATATAGTTAGAAAAACTAGCCAGCCAAACGTAGGTAGAACTTCAACTAAAAATTCTGGTATTTCTGCTAGTACATCAATTGGAAATAGGGGATCAGAATCAAGACCCGTTAATATAGCCATGATGTACATCATTAAGTTTTAATTATGGCAATTCAACCTGGAACATATAATTTCACGTTACAACGTAGGTCGGATCATAGTATTCCCTTGTTGTTTAAAGATGGAAATAATGCAGCGATAAATTTAACAGGCTATACAGTAGAAGCACAGGTTTGGGAAGAAACACGCACCACAAAATATGCAGATTTTACAACAACTTATACTGATCG